GAAACGTAGAACGAAACTTATTTGGATCAGAAAGGTACTGCACGATCTTCTGATCTGGTTGTGTAGCTGCCCCTTTGTACTTAGCCCGGAATGCCTGCACCACTTCCTGCTGCTGAGGAGTTAAAGTAGGCGCAGCAGGAGTCGCTACCGCAGGTGCTACGGGAGGTACAGCCGCTGTTGTGTCTGGCATAATTATCACCCCGGAAAGTCAGATGGCAAATCTTGCTGCGCTGCGGGACTGCCTGGAGTTGTCCAAGTCTTCGGAGCCGTAGATTTAATCGCGGCTCCTGCTTTCCCTTTCGGAGTAATATCTGATAAGGTTATCACATTACCGTCCTGGTCTAAGTACCCTTTATGATCAGAAGGCATATTAACCTGACCTGATATACCTAGGACTTGTCTTTGATAGTCCGCGTAACGAGCCTTAATCATTTCATTCATTAAATCGTCAGCTTCTTTGGTGGTGTCTTTCGGTAGAGTTCCTGATGTCAAATTCGCAAAGAAAGCTTGCGCTCTACGAGCGACGCTACCAACTTGTGGTCCTGTAGATGCGAGCAATCCTTGGTTTAATCTTGCTGTACCGCGTGCAGATATACTTTGGACACCTAGTAAGTCTTCCATTGGAACTAGCTTAGCAGCTAGTTCATCTCCGGTCTTTGCATCTGCAATAACTTGCTTTGCTTGCATCAACTGTGATAGAGTCTGTGAGTATTTTATACCTGCGTCTTCTAACTTAGGAATGGCTTTATTCTGTGTATCGTTGAGAGGGCCTTGCCGTACGAGTTGCTCATCCCGCTGTAAAGCGAGTTTCGTAGCGACGGTACGAGGATCATTCTGAGCGGCGATTTCTGATTCCTTCGCCAAACCCTCCTTCACGGCAGCTTGGGCACCTTCTAGGTTGCCCTGTTGTAAGAGTGTGTCAATTTGAATACGAGTAGCACTCTTAATCGTTGGATTCTGAATTTGGTCAGCGGCATTGAGAAGACTTCCTCGAACGGCTTGAGGAGTCATGCTATTAGGCATGATCAGCTTCGGAGTCGCTCCGCTTACATCATAGAATGCTCCTCCCCTGAAATCAAACTTCGAAGCGGCGGCTCTCGCTCCGGCTTCCGCTGCTTCGGCTTGGGTCTTAGCCATATCTGCTATTTGTAGTCCAGCCCCATTTACAGCCCGTGCCTGATCTATAGACTGTGGACCTGCATACTGAAGTGCGGCAAGATGCTTCGCTAGATTAGGCTGTCCATAATCGTTAGCGTACTGAATGAGATCAGGTTTTACCGCTGTCAAAGCCGCAGCTTGTTTCTGCTCTTGTACCGAAGGGTCGGGATCATTAATCTGCTGAATAGCGGCGAGTTGAGAATCAATCCTGTTCTGCACTGTTAATTGATTCGCTAGTGCGTCTTTATTCATTAGCTCGTGATTTTTCTGCAATTCCTGGGATTCTTTTCGTAGAGCTAATACGTCATCCGGTAGAACATTATTCTCAGCGTATAAATCAGCCAGCCGATCATAAGGGTTCTGCGGAGGGGGTGACGCTTTAGGAGCGGCAGGCGTAGCAGCATCGGAGTCTGTATCCGAAGATTTGCTAGAAGCGGCTGTAGCTCCTTGCATCTCTTGAGTCCACTGTTGAATGGCTTTCATCTTCCCTTGCTGGCTCTGCAAGGCAATCTGCCTTTGTTGATTCTCTAGCTTCTTTGCTTGAATATCTTCTCCCTGCTCTTGCCCTGCTTTCATGAGATTAGAAATCTGCACCATTCTGCCATACTGGGCAAGAGGGTCTACGGGCGGCTGAGGATTATAAGCAATCGTAGGTTGCGGTAGTGATCCCATTCTAGTCTCCTTTACCCGTCATTCCCAGTGATGGGAGCATTATCTATCGGATTGTTGTAGATGTTCGGATTCACAAAAGAATTATTTCCATTCGCATTCAAAAGATTTGCTAGAGATACAGTATTGTTTATGGAACTACCAAGTCCGCTCGCAGCATTTCCGAAAGCATTATATCCCGAAGCCGTCGCAGCACCAGCGTTCTGTAGAGCTTGCCCTTGTCCTGTTGCTCCATTAAACAGTATGTTACCTGTGTTCTGTGCGGCTTGTTGTCCTTGCTGCCCTAACTGTCCCGCCGTTACCTGTCCTAGTCCTGCTACGGAAGCGAGGCGATTAAAGGTATTCGATTGATTCTGCTGGAATTGATTATATGATTGCTGGTATTGCTGAAGAGCGTTGTTGTAGACTTGCTGATAATCCGACTGCGCTGCATTCTGTCCATAATTGATGAGACCTTTCTGTGTAGCCCCACTTAACAGCGTACCTTGTGCAGAAGCAGAGTCCTGTAGTGCTTGTTCTCCTTGCTGTAGCTGGAACTGATAACCTGGGAACTGTTCCGCCTCTGCTGCGGTCGGAGCTTTAAATTGCTGTGTCCAAGGCGCAAGGGCACCTTGCCCTTGCCCACTTAGATTCAACAAGTTTCCTAAGCTCGTAACAGATTGCTGTCCTGCTTGCAGAAAGGGAGCTTCGTTCTGTTGATTTTGGTTATACTCTCGCTGCTGCTCTGCGAGGGCATTCTGTTGTGCCTCATACTGTAACTCAGCGGCACTTTTCGCTGCACTCGCCTGTTTCCCCGCACCTACTGCCCCAAGGGCGGCTCCTGCGACTGTACCGACTCCTCCTATAACTGCTGCTGTTACGACACTCATATAGTTGACCTCTCCACTCTGTCATAGAAGCAAACCCAGATAAGTCTTCCGTCCTCAGGTCCTTTGCCAAAAGCTTCGAACGGATAGCGACTATGAAACAGAGAAGTGCGATAAGTAATAAAGCGATTCCATTTCATAGGAATTAAACAGTCTTGTTTCCAGAGTTCTAAGATTTTCCATTCTCGTTCCATGCGCCTGTAATATATATCGGGGTCTATGCAAAGCTCTCTCAGTTCTTCTTCAGGGAGGAGACGATTCACACCTGATTTTGTATGATGCCAAAAAGCAGTCCCTCCTCGGCATTGATCGGGAGTATTTAAATAGAGCACACTCGCATAGGCTGCACAAATGACGTCGCTATGCACCCAACTATGGGGTAATTCTTTTTCTAGATTCAATCGGAAACAAGAGAGCTTCGGAACAATCGAGTAACCGATTAACTCTTCAATTCGTCGGTACCAATGTAATACCGGATACTGTGAGATTCCTGTGTAGATGGCTCCGTCTGGACCTCGTTGATTTGCGAATCCACCGGCAATTACCGCTTTACGAACAGCTTCAGCATCGGATGCAAAATCCTCAAACTGTTGTAAGTCGATCATAGTGCCTTTTGATGACAAGATTCTACAAATTCATAGCCACAGTGTCTATAGAAGCGAGCAACTTTTGCATTCGGTGCAATCATTTGAGTAAACTTTGCACCGAGCGTTCTAGCTCGATTTTCCATCTCATCCATAAGAGATACTCCAGAACCTCGATGCTCCGGTTCTACCCACCAGAAAACCTCAGTTACCACTAAATCTCCAGACATAAAGTGAGAATGCACGATATAACCGAGCATACCCACGATCTGTTCTCCCTCCTCTAAAACAATGAGGGTCTTATTCCTAATTAACTGTGAGATTAGCTGGGTAGCTTTGCCTGGATTGTCGCTGATGTACTTCGCGTAGGGAGTAGACCCTCGAAAGTTTCTACCCATTCTTACAAGAATCGTTGTATCTTTTGCGGTTGCATTCCTAATCATCTACGGCTCCTATGCGATGTTAATTATCGGTTTAGACCGTTAATCCCAATTCCGAAAAAATCCACATTTAAGTCTTTATCGGCAGTAGTTGTGTTTCCTATATAGCAGGAAGCAAAAGCATAGGCGTTTGGAATGTTAGTAGCTATTGTTACAGGGGTTCCCCCGTCAATCGTAAAAATAATCTGTCCAACTACGACCGACGAAACTAGTACATCATGCCAATTGGTATCTGCTGGAATCGTAGAGGGGACAGCAGTTTTAGCACCTGTTTTAGAAGTAACAAAAGTAAAGTTCGTATCTCCTAGAGTTGTATCATAGCGCACATAGATCCCATTGTTTGGAGCAACAATAGAACCTGTATTATCGGAGACACCGCAGACTGCTTGTTCTGATGTAGTGCTAGAGAGTTGAAAAATCCAACGAAAGCTCCAAGGGCTAATTGTTCCAAGACTAACTAACGAAGGATTGCCGTTTAACAGGTCAACAAACGAAGATGAAGTTGTTCCTGTAGATAACGATATAACTCCTAAGTGTGGTGGTGCACTAGCAATCAGTATCCCTTGTCCCGTTCCTGATCCCTGCGCTGACCATGGCGTTCCCGTACCGGGACTGGAAGCAACACCGCCATCTATAAAGTCTTCTTGGTATAGTGCTGATGTAGCCATGGTAGGTGCAAATCCACCTATAGCTGTTCCATTTAGCTCTAGCTGATCTAACGAATTTACACCTAGACTGTCTACTCCGCTGCTTGCTGCGTTTTCCCAATTAATGGTGTCGGCATTCGCTAATCCTACTACACCGCTTGTTGCGGCTCCTGCACTCAGAGAGCGTAATTCTAAAGTCTGCAATACCTGTGGCCAGGTCATGATATTGGGATCAGAAAATGCCCAACAATAAGTATTCATCAAAGATGTATTCTGCCAACACTGTTGGTCATTAGATGCCATACGGATAAAGCCACTTGCAGCGGGATTTACAGATTCCGAAGTAATCGTCAAAGCGTTAAGATTTGAGGTTAAACTCAAACCCCCGCTAAAAGTAGGAGAACCTGTAAAATTAGGATTACCTGAAAAAGAACCTGCTAGGTTTCCTCCGCTGTTAATATTCGTCGTTCCCGTAAAAGTGTTTGTTCCTGAAAATGTGTTGTTGCCTGTGAAGTTGTTGTTCCCGGCAGCGATTCCTCCGTTGATTACATTGTCTTGAGACCATTGCAGATTTCCGTCGGAATCTTTCAACACATATTTGTAAGAGGAAGTTGTAACCCAAATCGAAGCTCGACCTTCCGCATCTAAAATGATCGGATTTGAATTAAGAACCATACCTGTGGAATCGGTGTAGGTGGCTAAAGGAGTCGTAGTCCCTGCTACATATGTGAAAAGCTGCCCTCCAGAGCAAGGCAATACACTCCCATCAGGATTCGCTACAACATTGCAAAAGAACTGAGCATAAGGAACTGGAGCAATAGCAACTTGCGCGTGTATAGTTCCCAAAGAAAGTAGAACAAACAAAAACGCTAGCAGAAATTTCTTCATAGGTTCCTCACGGAGTAGTCTGGTCACTTATAATACCAAGCTTAGAGAGGGCAGCCAGTAAGTTTGTAATAGCTGCCCCTCCTGATCGACTGCCGGTTATGGGTACTTTTCCGCCTAGGTAGTTGGTTACTGCGTTGTACCATTCTAACCAAGCACGAGTAATTGTTTTCCCGTCTTCTTCGAAGACAGGAGAGCGAAACGGCGGTTCTGGAAATGCTAGCGCAGGATTCGGCATACTAAGTCACCTTTTGATACTGTTTGACAACGCGCTCGGTGGGATCATCGAAGCCTGGAGTTGCTTTCAAATAAGCATCGGTGAGTCTCCAAGGTACAGGATCAGTTGCCGAAACTTCGTAAACACGAGCGCGAGACTTTCCAAGACGACGATAGATAACGCGAACCTTGTACTTGCCTGCTTGTCCTGCTCCTCGTGTATGCTCGGTACTCCAAGTGTGTGCTCCGTCATCACTCCAACGTAATGTAATTTGAGGATCACGAGCATTTCCGAATCCATCAAGGAGGGGAGGAATCGAACCTAATCCAGTCTCCAAATCCAGCTGCATGTAATGATGAAGAATCCATTGCTGCTCCGAAGAGATATAAGGAGCACGGCGCACTCTTCGAATAGGACCGCCATTGTCTGTGGGAATTGTAATTGACATCTGGTAGATCGTACCGCTATAGGGGTCTCCGACCAGATGCTTACCCCAATTAAAGGTATGGCAATTACTAGGATGTGCAATTGACAATCCTGAAACAGAATCCCAACGATCTCGTTCGTGCCACATATTCATCGCTACATCGTAGACCCAAGTCTTTTTCGCTGTCGGAAAGTAGAGGACAATAAAAGAGTGTCCTTGATCTACATAGCTATAAGAAATGCAGTCTTCAATCGTAGGATACGTAGCCCAGGCTGTCTCTGTGGCGAAATTGCTAACGCGACCCGGAGTATAACCGTTCGCACGCCAGAAAATTCCGTTTCCTTTATCCTGACTGCCCATCCAAAAGACACTGTTATCCAACTGAACAGAGGAGTTAATCGCCGCTAACCCCTGCTCTACGAAACCTCCCGGAGCCGGAACAAACGGAAAGAAAGCAGCACCTGAGTTGTAGTAGACTTGTGACTCATGAGGACCATAGAACCAAATTTGGCGATGGTCTATAATCATTCCGATCACAGCGTCCGAGAAAACGCTGATCGTTGTCGCAGCAGTCGGGTCCCAAATCGTTACATCTTCGAGCGCAGAGATTTGAAACCTGTTCGAAGAAGCTATCAAAGCGATAAAGAATCCATCGCAGAATCCTACCTGAGATACCGGACCTAGAAATGTCCCTGGAGGAAAGTTAGAAAATGTATTCGTAGCAAAAGTAAAGTAATAACATTGCCCTCCGCTCGCCAATAGCAACTGCAAAGGACTCGCGCATATAGAAACAGGCTTTTGATCGTTTACAACGGTACCTAGAGGCGTTAGCGTTCCATTCTGATTTACCTCAAACAGACGACTACCCAAAACGGTAAAAACTCGATTATTTGTACGGAAGAGTCCTGCCCTGCAAGGACCGTCCGCTAAGGACTGTCCAAAAATAGACAGTCCTGGAGTGGGTAGCAACAGAATGGAAGATTTTCCTTCTTGAGACTCGTCTACTTCAGGATACCAATTCCGCGTTAATTGTGCATCGGCGGAGACGTTCTGTAGCGTATAGCTAGGTCCACACAATCCTATACGAGCCATATTATCTATTCCCGCCTACTGGCTGATCAGAACGCCAGTCGTAGTATCCCTTCCCCGGACGTACAAGTGCTTCATCACAACGAAGGTCTATCGGCAATCCATTGTTAATCTGAATGTTTTCTTTTGTGCTAATTGCCAAAGCCGTTACCGCCGGAGGAGGAGTAGGAATACCGAACTCCGAGGCGATGCGTACTGCCAAGTTGTACTTCATGGCAGCGACATAACCGGGAGGAAAGGTGAACTTTGTGTACAGGTTTGAAAACTCCTGCACAGCCATCCAAGTATAAAGCGCATATTGCACGTTTGTGTTGGGGACCGGCCACATACTTAGATTGCGAAGAGGGTACCCTTGATCATCCCAACACTTTAAGGGAATCGAACTAGGAATGTTCTTTACGGGGATGCCTTCCCATCCTACATCCGTAAGCATATCCATGGGAAGCTCTAAAGGCTGTTGCGGGTTTGTGAGAATGATAACTCCAACACGAGGAAGCTTCGGAGGACGATTGATATTAAAATCGCCCCCCGGTCCTACCGTATAAACTTGCTTGAGCGTAGCGGGAGTAAACACTTGACGTTGAATTGTAAAGATCATCAAGCGTTCAATAGACCAAGAATTAATCATGCCATTTAGAACTTCTAAAAAGTCGCTCGCTTCCTCCGGCTCTGGAGTCTCCCCGCTCGCTAGGATATTCAGCACGCGCATTGCCGCTTTAATCACGGACAATGCGTTAACCATATTACTGGAGGTATTGACGACTGTAGGCATGATATTCTCCTTTACTTAGGTTGAATCAGTTTGCCGTCGGGCGTATAGTTGTGATTGTACCAAGCAAGAAAACCCTGTATCGCGCTGACACCCAGCATGACAAAGGGCTGGTACTTCGGAGGAACAACCCCTAGAGCATAATTGCCGATCTGCAATGCAAACATCAATGCTTGTAAGACTAGATGAGTGCTAAGTTTCATCCTATCCCCCTATTTGAGATGAAGAACTCGGTGTAAGATGTATTCCCAAGAAGTAGTCAAAAGTGTAAAAATCGAGCCACCTACCCAAAGAATGTTCTTCTTTGTATCTTCTAAATCTGATACTCGTTTCTCCAAACCTGGTTTTCCGTTTCCTGAAATAGCGTCTTCGATCTTTTCTAGTCTCTTGTCTTGATCCTCCTGCTTTGATAAAGTCTGTGTTGCTAAACCTTTTAATTCTATTAGGTGGCTGGCAACCTCATTGTCCACAAACACCTCCTTTAGGGGATTCACTTCTAGTTCAAAACCGTAATCGACAAGCCGGTAGGGGGTGTAGGTATAGAAGAAGAGGTAAATTCATAGGCTCCAAGAGAAGGAGGAGTAGGGCGTAGTAGTCCATCATGATCATACGTAGTAGTTTGAGACGCTGTTCCAGAGCCGATCATAGTACTGGTAGACTGCAAATGAAAGTCAGGAGTTACAGTACTCACAAAAAGAGGGTTGATGCTTTTATTACTTGTCGTCTGGGACGGGCCTGCTCCCAAACCAAACCAATTATTCACCGTGCCTATAATACAGGAACTGCACTGAGCAACAGTGGAATTAGAAAGGTAGGCTTCTCCTGCAAGTTGATAGAAAATATTGTTTGTCAAGTTGCACTTAATAAAGCATGTAATTGATCCTGCGTCTCCTTCAGAAGCCCCCCTTGATCCTGCATTGTAGCAGGTATTGTTATATTCCTGCACAGCAACCGTAGGAGACCCATTCGAATCCGCCGCATAGATGCAACTGTAATTCGCTCCTCCATCCGCAGGGTCAGGCCCGCGACCTACATTGTACTCTACATTGTTATAGACGAGCACCGCGCCCTTGTTAGGGTTGGTGTTTGCCAAAGCAATTCCATCACAACGTACATTAAAAATAAAATTATCATGAATGGTCAAACTGTAAGCTTCGGAACCTGGAGTAGAGTCTTTGGAGTGAAATTGAATTCCTCTACACCCTTGAATGTTTGCAATCTGATTCCATCCAATATCTTGACCGTGATTTAGTGTAGTTCCTGAAAGGTCTCCCCAATAAAAAGCGTGATATTCCTTATCAGAACCGCTAGCTCCAGTATCGTGAATGTTGTTACCCCAAAATTGATCGTTTGAAGAACCGTCGGTCGTCGCGCAAGCAGTAAATCCATCACCTTGGGGACAAGTAAAACTATTTGCAACGATTCGCCAATTTGAAGAGCCTTGATATAGGTGCAACGCTTCCGAACTGCTCCCAGAGGCTACGCCAGTGTTTTGTAGAATAAATCCTGCAATCGTCCAGAATGACGATGAATTTGGGTATTCAATAATACCACGGGATGTAGCATTACCACCGATAGTTGCAGTCGCTCCCGGATAGACTACGATCTGATAGGGTGCCGCAGAAGTTCCATTAACACCCGAAATAACCCAAGGAGAACCAAATCCATTATCTGCATTCGCTATAACTCCGTTTTCTACATAAGTGATATCTCCTGGATTCATAGAAGCGGCTTTCGGTATAGTACCCCAGCAGCCACCTGCAAAAGTTCCTGGGTTTCCGTCATTACCGCCTGTTGATATGCAGTGAATAGCCTTTGCCGTAACTGTAAATTGACAATTTGTAACCAAATCTTCACAAGTCGAAGAAACCCCTCCCACGTTAACAGCTAGAATACCTGTAGTACAGGAGGGGCCTAGCTGTATCACAATTTTCTGATACCATAAAAAGGAGGTTCCCCAAGAAACTACACGACCACAAGAAGTACCATTTAAAGCTACAGTAGACCCTCCTTGCGAAGTACCGAAATTATTACCGTACAAAGTGACATAGGCTCCCGAAAATCCTCCAACTGTCTCTCCCCCTGTAGTGGGGCCGGAAGTTATATCACTAAAAAATACTGCGGGAGTGGCCGCAAAGGACACCCCCGCAAAAAGAAACAGTGCTAGGAAAAGCCTAATCAATTTCATTGCAACCTCACATTGTAGGCAAGAGATGCCGGAGTTCCCGTACCGCAAACGAATACGGTAATGGTGTTAGCACCTGTGACCGAGGCACGAAGATTAAATGCACCACCCACATCGGCTCCTGTCGTAGAGCTAACTTGCACAGGAGTTCCTGTAGCAGCGCCGTTAATCGTGACTGTGCCGGAGTCGCAAGTCGAAGTCAATGCCGTGCCTGTAATTGTTCCAGTGGTTCCAGAAGCAAATCCAGTTACGCGAGCGAAATAGTTCGTATTATCACTCGAAACGCAAGCAGATTCTCCAGTCATAAGGACCAGAGTAGAAGACCCATTAATGGTAGAAGTCCCCGGAGTGATCGTAACGGCTCCTCCTCCCGCCGCTGTAAGACAGAAGTAGAAACTACTACCAAACCCCGTGCTTCCTGCTTGCGGAAGAGTTACCGCCATCGCAGAAGCATTCGTCATCGTGATAAGTCCGCCTCGATCCCCTCCGGGATCACCAGCAACTGTATAAGACGTTCCGACCTGCTTGTTCATGATGACACCAGGCCGAAGGTTTACAAGAGTCGTAGAACCATTGTAGCCTACGTAGTCCCCCTGCTGCGGACCTACCGCTGTCATCTGTGCTACAGCGTTGCCTCCTCCAGTCACGCTGGCGAGGTTAGCTGATTCAACTCCACCCGAAGGATTCGTGAATTGAATACCGCTAGCCCCCGCCGTGTCCGTGAAGTTAAGCGTAGATTGTGTTGTGTTGTTAACTGAATCTGTTTGAATTGTAGGAGGAGTACCACCACAACCAACTGTACCTGAATCGGAGAGCAATACGTTTCCAGCAGATACCGTCGCTGTTACGCAATGTCCATTCGTTGGAGTAGCACTCCACATACCAGCAATCTTGTTTGCTCCATTTGCCCAAAATTGCCAGTTGTTCGTTGTAGTGTTCAAACCGAAGTCATTCGCCGTCGCTGCGAAGCCTACTGCCGCCGGGGGCTTTAAGATCGTAGAGGTGGCGAAACTGTAGTTATGAGCACCAAATGTAGCATTCTGATCCGTAAACACGGTCGTAGCAGGAAGGTCCGCTTCCCCTGCTGATTGGAATCCAGGAGTTGCAGTACCGCCTGTGTTGTTCATATAAAACGTATGCGCTCCCGCCGTGGATAGCGTAAAGCTCAAAGCAGGAGTCGTTCCGGGATTCGCTACCGAAGTCGTAAAGAGAGGAGACAAAGTTCCTGCACTAAAAGTTGTGACAGTGCCGGTTCCACCAGAACCACAAGCGGAGCCGTTATCTATGATGGTCGTCGCAGAAGTAAACTGAGCACAATGTCCAGCAGTAATTGCTCCCGTGATTCCTGCTACTGTAACAGCTCCAGCATTGTTAGGATTAAACTTTGGCCAATGTGCCGTAGAGTCAGCCCATATTTGGTCAATGCTAGAACCTCCTGCGGGAGCCGTGGTTTCAGTCAAAGACAAAAGTGTGCCCGGTAAAACTGTACAAGTCCCTGCTCCTAGGTTTGCATCTTCACAAAGTACAGCACCAGACCCACTCATCGTTCCCGAGGAGAGAATCTTGGTATCCGTACCCTG